TCACCGTAGAAGATGTCAGTCGCATAACCGTACTGGATGGGGTACATGCGAGTGGAACCCGCAAAGACCTGACCACCAATCAAGTTCTGCGGCAATAGCCCGTAGGGGGCGGATACCGTAGGATAAGCCATTTAAGACTCCTTTAAGTTAAGTACCTTTGCCAAAACTCACCTTGCTGCTTCGCTCTTTGAAGAGCGGCATACGAGGGTCGTTCTCGCGCATGAAATTATTGTCAATCGAATTCATCTGCGTGTCTGCTTGCTGCTGGTAATACTCAGCCCGCTGGCGCATGAACTCTTTTGGGATTTTGCACAGCACCAATCCACCCATCTCAACGCTGTCTGGATACCGGCCGCGACCGATAGCTGAAACGCCAAGTTCTGGGTGATCAATCGCTTTAACCGGTTCCCAACCTTCGCGGAGCTTGCCGGAAATGTTCATGGGATCATCGACGCCCAACGTACTAATGCGAACCCACCGGAAGTCAAAATCAGGACTTAGATTAGGACTAGGCAGCTTTTCCGGAGGCATCCATTGTTTTGGACGCTCAGAAATTGCGCGGGTTTCAAGTTCTCTAGGGGTACGAGTATCAGCCATTCTGTTTCCTTAAGTCTGCCGCAACCTGCTTAGCATAAGCTTCCAGTGGAACGCCCAGCCGCTTGGCGATGTTTACTTGTGATTGAGTCAGCACGATTTTGCGCGGTGCTGTACTCCGGGTAGCAGAAGCCACAACCGTTGACTTCTTAACAACTTTCTCCGAGGGGAACGCATCTGGAAAAAGCTGCCGTACACGATTGTTAATCTTATCGTAGTACTCGTCACTAGTTGGGTCAACACTACTCTCTACAAGCTTTTTGTGTACCGTTAAAGCAACAGCGGTCATCTCATCGTCGGAACCGAACCAAGGATTTTCATCCTGCCACGCTCTTGCTTTGGTATCGACTTGAGGCGCTGCTGGCGCTTGTTGAGGTTGTACTACAGATTTTGGCTCTTGTAAAGGGGGTATCTTGAAATTGTTGACCCTATCTGCCTTAATCTTGGCATTTGTAAGCGCATCTTGCGCTTCAACGATACCATCAGTGTCAAAAGCTTCGTGGGCAACTTTAAGGCGTCGCTTAGCATCTTCAACTTCACCCGCAATAGTTTTCTTGGCTTGGTCTAGCAACGCAGCTTGCCCTTGGCCCAGCGACCCTTGGAGGCGCTTGTTCTCTTCAACAAGACTTTGAGCTACGTTTACAGCTTCTTCCCGCTCGCGCAGGGCAGCTTCCTTAGACCGTCGTTCTTCGTGATAGCCCTTAGTAAAGTGCTGGATGCGCTTCTTTACGCTATCGCTGTACTGCTCAAGCTCCTCGTCGGTGACATCGACGGGGGCTTCCTTCATGGGTTTGCGGTTGCGATCTTCCGCAGGTGTGTCGTCAACAATCTCAATCTCCACCTCAGTAGAGGCAGTCTCTTTGTCGTTAACAACTTCCTCGTCAGGAAACTTAAATGCGGTTTCAGCCATGACTATTCCTTATGCGCGGCTAATAGCGCGGGGGTCTTCAACAACTGCTTCAACCGAATCATCGTTGATGATGCGGAATTCACGCCCATGAATTTTCACCCGAGTGCCCGAGTTAGGACGCACCAGAACGAAATCTCCAACCTTGCAAGAAGACCCACTAGGGAAACGAGTTTTGTCGCCATAGCAATCTGGCCCCATTTTGACAACGAATAGTACCGGAGATAACACTTCTTCAAAGTGCATCGTCTGCCCAGACTTAATCAGACCACTGTCGTACTTTTCTTCCGTCTCAGGAATCACGCACAGCAAGTGGTAAGTCACAGGCTCTGGTAGCTGCTTAGCTTTATCCGTCGTGACCTCTGGTAAGGAAATCGGAATGCTAAACAAGTTAGGGGCAACCGTAGTTTCAATCATTATCGTCGTCGTTCTCTAGTTTACGCACGAGGTCATTTACACAAAGTTGTGCGAAGGAAAGACCCCGGATTTCCCCCACCAACTGCTTATACTCTTCATAAGACTTCGCAGCGCCTTCTGCAAGCGCGTCGGCAAGGTGCTGTTGCCGCTCACCAAACTGTTTCTTCAAGTACTCTAGATACTTATCCATCATCTATTCCCCGGCTGCGTTTGATTTTTAGTCAGGCTCTTAACGAGGTCAGCTTGAATTTTCTGGTTGTGTTGTTTCTGTTGCGCAGCAAGCTGTAAGGCTTGCGATTGAGCCTCGTTGTGGTTCTGCATAGCGTACTTGTGCGCGTCAGACTGGACCCGCATCTTTTCTTTATCGACATCAGCCTGTATCCGCTTATCGTCAAGAGCAAGGCGTTGCTGAGCAAGCTGGTTGTCCGCTTGGTCTTTCTGTTGTTTGCGCTGCAAGTCTTGCTGTTGAAGCTGCAACTCAGCTTGCTGAAGCTGAATAACCGGGTCTTGTGCCTGCTGCTGCGCTTGCTGCTGCTGCGCGTTTTGCTGGTTAGTTTTAGCCAACTGCTGCGCAGCCTGTGCAACGAGACGAGACAACTGAACCTCGTCGTCTGGCGTAAGTTCTGCGTCAGGCGCAGGCATCTCAGCACCGAGTTGTTTCTCAACGTCTGCGCGGTATTTGAAGGCCAAGTGCTGGGCAATATGCGACTGGATCGCGCCCATCATCTGTTGAGCCATCGGGCTCTGTCCCATCATTTGCATGATTGACGGGTCTTGCATCATTGCCATGTGAGTGGCGATATGTGCATCATGATCTTGGTAAATGAAGGCTTTTGTCGGTTTGCCCACAAGGAATGCCATGTTCTCGCTGACTGGGTCTTTTGGCGTTTGGTCATCTTCAATTGGAACAAGTTTATCTGCGTTCTTGATCCCCAACACTTCCAACATCTGCCGGTGAAGCTGTGGTAAGTCATATATCTGCGGTGCCCCTTGAGCCAGTTGGATAGCTGCTTGGTACTGCATGATTCGCTGCGCCATAGTGGCAGCGTTAGGGTCACTGACTGGGATTACATCAGTCGAGTCGTAGTCCGATTGCTTGGCTTTGCGGTCGCCACTCTCCGGGGTATAGCTGTAGCTCGTCGGGGTAAAGTCCCTGATGATGTTCTTAATTAACTTGAACTCCGTCCGCATTGACGCATGGACCCGCGCCTGGACAGCACTCATCGTCTTCAGCGTCCGCTCAAGCAGAGCCAGCGTCGTACCAACCGGCGCGTTAGCACTCATGTCGCTGATGTTCATGTCACTGATAGCGCCAAGCCTACGGCCCTCTTCAGTTATCTGATTCAACAACGCGAGGAGCGTTTGACTTGGCTCCTTGTACGGCAGCGGCATGATGTTGTCGCGCACCGTGCCACTGGGCACATCCACGTCTCGAAACTCGCCTGGGGCAATCGGTGTGTCGTCCCCCTTGATCCGCAAGCCCCTGGCCTTCAACCCACCCGGCAGATTGCTCAGCGACCCTGCGTCAACTAGCTGACGAATAAGAGAAGTGCCAGCGCGAGCGTAGCCGCCAATAAGATGAATAAGCCCCAAGCCATAAGCACCAAAGCCAGGAATATAAGTGTACTGAACAAAGTGCTGACGCTTGAGACGATTATCATCATCTTCTTCCCAATTGCGTCGGATTGAAAGAACTTCCTGCGTACCGCGCTCGATGGTAATAACGTAAGGCAAAGCTATACCGTCTTCATCCTCAAACCCTGGAAGATCAAAGTCTGCATGAATCTCAAGCAACTGATAACGGTCGTCGTCTGTGAGCGAATACCCTTGCTCTTCAGCTTTCTTCTTCTCAACGTCTGTGAAGATGTGCACCGGGTCACCCAGGTCCACGTCTCGATAAAAGCCCGCAACTTGCAGTTTCCTGATCTCGTTCTTGGTCTTGCGCATCACATGGGTGACACGCTCAGTGTTGTAAATATTACTTGCGCCGTAAGGCATGATCACATCTTCAGCAGGTAAGAAGATCGCCACCTGTCGCTGAATAGCTGGGTCGTAGTACACCTTCTTGAACGCCGCACCCGATAACCCTAAGCTGTACAGCATCCGCTCATGCTCTGGCCGATACTCAACCATCACCTCAGTCAACTGATAGTTCATGTCGTCCTTGACACGCTCAGCCGCTTCTTCTTTCAGTCGGTCAACCGCACCAACAACCTGCGTCTTGACTGGACCCGCAGCAGGGAACGTCTCAGTAATCATCTCCGCTTGGAAGCGAATAGCCGCTTCAGTCAGCAGTGTGGAATATACGCCACAAGCGCCGTTCCAAGGCTCAGTACGCTCCTCGTACCGCATTCCTAAGACATCTAGACCTTTAACAAACGCATCCACCCAGTCCTTGCGGCTGTTGATGTCCGTCTCCACTAGATCAATTAGCTCAGAAGCGATGGATTGAAGCTCCCCTGGATTCATGTCTTCCGCAAGATTAGCGTCAAACTCTTCCTCTTCCTCCTCGCCAATCTCAATTTCTATTCCGCCCATAGCAATACGGACTGACTCCGGGTCTTCAATCTCGATCTCAATACCTGGGCCTTCCTCTTCAGGATCAAAAGGTAAAGCTGCTTTGTCAAAGTTTGTAGCCATTTGTAGCCCTTAGTAGTAAGCCGCCTTGCGGCTGCTTTTAAATTGTCTTTGCTCGTCGCGCTCATCAGAAGGAAGCCGGATGAACCCACCCATGCGTATGCGCATCAGCGCTTGGGTTACGCAGTCAACATAGTCATCGTGCTCGCCAGCAGGGAACGCAGCAACTTCCTCAACCACCTCCCGTGCCCAGCGTTTATCTGGTGCCCATACCCTACCAGACGCAAACATGTCGGATATTGCATTAAGGCGGGCTACTTTATCATTACTCGTACCAGTCTTACCCCGGCTTGGCGAAAACTCACTGACAGGAATGCCCATCGCACGCAACTCTTGTATCAGCGGGGCACCAGCAGCCTTCTTCTCGATCAAACACGCATCAGGTTCCCACTCTTTGTAGTACTCCAACGCTCGTTTCTTCAAGTCAGGGAAGGCCCACCTACTTTTGATGGCGTCCAGCATGATCACATGCGCGTTGTCGTTGTCCTCGGGGTTAAAAAACACACCCCACGTTATGCAAGCCGAATAGTCGGAGGAAGTCTTAGTCTCATGGGCCGTATCCCACGACTGGATGACGTACTCACAGGGCGGTGGCTCTTCAGCCTCCCAGACACTCCACTGTTCGCGTTTAATTAGCGCCGCTACGTCCGACGTAGGCTGCTGCATGTACTGGGCCTGCCAGTACCGGGGGTCCATGCCCGCACGCTTCATCTGAAGCTGATCTAGGGGCCATTGCTCAGGCCACAGGGACTTCTCATCCTCGGTGTTCTCGTACAGGATGGCGGGGAGCTCAATAACCTCCCATTTATCAGCGTCTGGGTTCTTGATCTGGTGGTCGATCAGGTGCCCTGTGAGGTCAATCATGCTCCACCGGGTCATCACAACGACAATCGCACCCCCAGGCATCAACCGCTGAAGCGGCCCGGTCTGGAACCAACTCCAAGCAGCATCAAACGGTGTGCGTGTGCCAGTCTTTATGTCCTGTTCCGAGTGCGGGTCGTCAATCAGTAGCAAATCAGCGCCTCGACCAGCCAAAGCGCCCCCCACACCGACCGCGTAGTACTGACCCCCGTCTGTTGTAGACCACTTGCCAGCCGCTTTTTGGTCTTCCGCAATGCTAGTGTTGGGGAAAATAGCTTTGTACTCGTCCGAGACGATCAAATTCCGTATGCGCCGGCCAAAATCCTCGGACAAACCCGCAGTGTGCGTACCCATAATGACTTTTTTGTCTGGGTATTTGCCTAGAAAGTACGCGGGGAACAGATAAGAAGAGAATTCCGACTTACCCATACGTGGCGCGATGTTAATAATCACCCTGCGGCGCTTATTCTCAACCACATCTTGGAATAGTTTGGACAGTTTCCTGTGATGTGGGCCTTCTTTGAACCCCGGATAGATATTATGCGCAAACCCCAGCATACTACTGGAGGCTTTTTGCAATTTAACCCGACGTT